GGCTATTGCGCCTTTAGCTGCACCTTTAATTTGTTCAGTATTTTTATAAGCTTTTGTTCTGTCTTTTCCTATCACTACGCCCCTATCTTCTGAAGTTCTTCCGGGGCTTTTTGAAGAAATACCTTGATATTCATCTAGTTTTTTAGAAACATACTTACCTAATTTACGGCCAAGACTTCCTCCAAGACCATACTTGTCTCTGTCTAACATACTATTATTGGGCATCTCTTCTCTCCATTTCTGCTTTAACGCTTTCCTTTAGCTGCTCTAGTTTAACCAGAGAATTCAGCTTCCCCTGACTGCGGTACAGCTCCAGTTCCGATGTTGCCACCGCCAGTACCTGTTGCTCCAAGGTCTTGGCCTTGTGGAGGTACTCCTTCATTGGCTCCCATAGCTCCGGGTTGTTCACCAGTGGGGCCAGCTTCCGCGCCAGTTGCTTGTCCAGCATTATTTTGCATTCCTATAATTTGAGCCATCAATGCCGCTTCTTCAGGATCGTTGATCAATTCATCTGGATCAAGATCAAGACTGTAAGCGAGTTCACTGATTAGCTTGTTCATTTTAATGAAAGGTGCAATAGCAGGATTCTGTGCAGTCTGTAAGAACATTGTCAGTCGCTGACTTCTTACTTCTTTTTGCATTAGGCTATTAGTACCCGTAGCTTTTACTTCTAGATCACCTTTAACATCTAACTTAGACTCTAGGAATTGCATGTTCCACTGGAAGTATGCTTCACCCATAGGCTTAAGTAAGAAGTCATCAAGATTCTTTATTACTGTTTTAATATTAAGAGATGCTGCGCCAAGTAGCATAGACATACCTGAAGCAGTTCGTGTCATACTTTGGACACCTGTTTGACCATGTGAATAGCTTGGGATACCCGTTTGTTCATCTGCAAGCTGTCTGAACTTATCAAACATCATCATGTTTTCTTGTGAGGTATTAGGAAACTTTAAGCCGTTGATAGCTTGTCCGGGCATTCCTGCTTGTCTGCGGAAAACTTTGCCGGGATATATTTCCATACTTTGACCACCCACAAGAGCAGTCTCGTCTACATCAAAGACAAGTGATCCTGATAACGCAAGGTTGTCTATTGCCATACGAGCATGACCATTCATGATCTTTTGAGAGTCATCCATGTTCTCTGCAACCCCTATGCCAAAAAAGCTATAAGGGTTACGCTCATAAGGAAAGGCATGATAAGGCAACCTGAAAGGCGTAAAAGGATTTATTACTGCTCTTAACATTTGACCGTTGCAGATCCAAGCGTTTACTTGCACTTCATCTAGGTCATCTACTTCCTCTGGTATATCCATACCAACTTGGCGAGCATACTCAGCGTCTATTACTCCCCAATACTCTAGAACCTCAAACTGTCCTGCACCTTCTTCGCCTGTGCGATGGTCATCTTTCAGCTCTTGTTCATAATCCTTTTCTTCGTAATTAGGCCCCATCATTAAGGCTTCACGAATTGCATCTTTATCAAAATATGGCATCTTCGCCAAAGATCGTATCTTAGTACGATTCATTCTGTGTCTATGAAATATATATTCTGCTTCGTTTATGTTTGTAGCATTAGGATCTGGGAAAAAATCCCATAAGCTGACAAACTCAATACGAGGGACGCGCACATCCACTGGAGAATATTTTCTATCTCCTTCTTCATTCTCTTCCCACCTACTCAGGGTCTTATTAAAGTTAAATGGCCCTTTTACTATGCCTGTGCCAAACAAGGCTGATTCAAAAAGAGCGTTACGTATTTCACTGGCTCCGTTTGATTCTTCTATCTGATCGTGTATTAGTTTTTCTAAACGTCTTGCAGCTTCTTTAGCCGGACTTACTTGAAGAGCTTGAGGACTAGGACTAGGCCCGTCAACTAGCTTTTCTTCTGCGGCTTCTTCAAGAGATGTTTCTTCAAAGCCTCCTGATCCAAAAGTTGCTCCGGGTTTAAGAACACGACCGTCTCCTTCATAACCAACATCATAAGGGTTAGCTTCTTCTTCCTTTTTCTCAGGAAACTCTTCGGCACTTGTTTCAATTCCCGGTAAAGGGTTTTGAGGGTCTAAGTGAGCATACTCGCTAATACCTTCTGGTACTTTAGTTTCTGAGATACCAATAGGAAACTTATTAGCTCCAAAGATAACATCAACTAACTGACCGAAAGCAGCAAGTACTTTTGTCTTTGTTACTTTAACAAATATTCTAGATTTTTCAGATTCTCTAAAACGTACATTCTTACCATATAAACCACGGTAGTTGTGGTAAGCTTCTAGCCATCGTCTTTCGTCTAAGTCTCTGGCGCTTTCTGCTTGCTCATAACGATCCATAATAAGACCAACAAAGTTATTACGCAAAGACTCTTCTAAAGTCAGTTGCATACCTTGCTCTTCTTCTACCTCTTCAAAGTATAGACCGTTAGCTGTTAGACTGTTTTGTTCTGACATATATTAATATCCAAAATCTGCATCTGCAGGTGTATAAGCTTGCTCAAGACGTATGTGCCTTAACTGAGCAAGAGGATCGTTTACTCTTGGCCTAGACATAATAAGATACCTTAAGGCATCATATGCGTGGTCAGGCGCATGAGTATCAACATCTTCAGGGTTTGACTTATCCAGAGGAATGCCTTGAAGTTCGCGTATCAGGCTGGGACAGCTACTAAATATTTGTATTCTTGGTCTTCCGCTTGGCTGTAACCTCAGGTATTCGTGAATCTGTATCTTACCCTGTATTCTATTCTTATCCGCTCTACGCAGCTTGTGGCCTTGTCGTACTAATGTTTCTCCGACTGTTGGGCCTGTAGTACCTGTTCTAGACCAAGCTGCAGTATCTAAAACTCCTTGGACAGACATAGGATCTTCTAGTTCCATCTCTGTTATCTTATAGCCTAAATCTTCACCAGTAAGACCCTTCTTATACAGTTCACGGTAGACTATCAATGTACCGTCACTAGGATCAATTGTAGCCCATATACAGGCTGATTCACTGGCGTAACCATAGTCAATACCTTTAACTCTGTCCCAGTGTATAGGGATCTCAAAGGGTGGTATGACATGTTCTTCTATACTAAATTCGGTAAAAGCTGCCCCCTCGTTAACGTCCCAATTACCTTCTAATAGCTGCTTGCGTTGCGTAGGAGGCAAAGCTTTTAGCATCTGCTCGTAACGTCCATCCGTTGCTAAGAATGGATTGTCTTCTAGACGAGCTGGTATAAACTTACGTGTTAATCCATCTTTACCTACAAAGCTTTTGTCAGGTTCTGATGGTTGTATATACCTATTCTTTACCCAGTGTGCACCAACACCACCGGGGTTAGCAGTACAACGCATATAAGGCGTTATCTCGCTATCTGTTGTTCTTAGTCGTGAAGCTAAGTAATTCCAACTAAACTCAGTAGGAAGGTGAGTAATCTCATCAAAGCCTATCCAACTGTATGCTTGTCCCTGATAGCGATATACATCTGCATCTCGCTCAAGGAAGCCAAACTCTATCTTAGCACCGCTAGGGAAGTTCCAGAGCTTTTCTACTTCCCTATATTTACAACCGGGAAAAGCTTTGGGATATAATTCCCTTGACTTATCTATCAACTCTCGCAGTTCTGGCATAGACCTTCTAATAATTAAGGCTCTGTGAGCAGCTCTGTGAGCGTATCTGAGGGGGTCTACGAGCATAGCGTAGGACTTTCCACCCCCTGCAGCTCCTCCGTATAACACATCCGTCTCTGCGGCTGCTAGGAACTCTGTCTGAGGCCCTTCATTCGGAGCAAAAATAACATTGTCCTGTACTTCAGCTTTTACATTTTGAGGAAGTGTTTCTAGGTCAATAACCTTACCTTCCTTTGTTACAGCTTCTGCAGGCTCGTCAAGCTTTTTAAGTACTGTAGTCTTTCTTTTTAACTGAGTCTTTGCTTTGGTCAGCTTCTTTTCTAAACTTTTAACAGTGTCTTTCTTTTGGTTAAAAGCTTTCTTAGCACTCATCTTAGCTTTAACTTTAGAGTGATAAGTGTACTGTCTAGTGGCTTTACCACCTGATTTCTCTAGGTAGTTCTTTAGGGTTTGATGCGATATCTTTGCACCGTCTCCTAGTTTACTTCTTATAAATACTAGACCTTCTCTTAAGGAGGATATAGACTCGTCTAAAAGACCATTGACAGCTTCTTCTAAAACTTCTAAATACCCCGGAATAGCCTCCAACATATTAGTTTCTTTGTTGTGAGTATATCCAAAAGGTATTACGCCTCTGCCTTTGGGCTTAGTCTTCGGGTATAGTGTATTCTGCGTCATTATCAACTGTTACTGCTGCTTTAGCAGGTAGAATAAATAAAGACCCTTGGCTAGATTCATCTACCTTATGGTTTATGTCAATGCGGTCAGCTTTACCTAAGCCTATACGGTCTAGGATAGTCTGAGCAGCTTGTATCTTCACATTGGACTGTGGGATAGCATGTTCTGCTTCCATTACTTCTACCAGCTTAAAAGCTGCTTTAGGTGCAGATTGTGCTAGGACATCAGAGGCTAAGTCTATCATTTCTTGTTTAAGTGCTTTTACGACTTGAGGATAGCTTCCTTCGGAGTAACCTGCCAATTCTGCTGCTTGTTTTGGATCACCTCCTGTGGTAAGTAGGTTTTCTAAAAAACTCTGCTGCTTTTCCGTATACTCTCTTTCTATCTTCTGAGAGCTACGAGGTAAATATTTAGATACATGTTGAGTCATGAGATACAGTATACAGCAGTATTAAGCAGTTGTCAAGTAATATTTTATAAATTTCTTACGAAATCTTGTTTTTTAATTAACAATAAAGAAATAATAGAAATAACACTTGACAGAATAACAAATCAACTGTATACTAAGTAACGTACTTTAAAGCTTTTACCGATAATAAGTCCTATACAACAACTATAAACAACACTTTAAAGCTTTAAAAGCTTTTAAATAGAGAGCGCAACTGTTTCTACCCCCTTCTAAAGCTTCTACCCCTGCACGATGATATCTTTTGTTAGCCCCCTTCCTTTCCCAAGATTCCCCAATATTGACAGCTTTAAAAGTTTTGAAAATGTACGACCACGTA